GTATGGTTGCAACTAATCATACCTATGCTTCACAGGATATGTTTGATCCAGATGATAAAATCAGTGGTGGTCAAGGATTCATTTATGCATCAAGTATCGTTGTTGCTATGCGCAAATTGAAACTAAAAGAAGATGAAGACGGTAATAAAACAAGTGAAGTTCACGGTATTCGTGCCGCTTGTAAAGTTATGAAAACACGTTATGCAAAACCATTTGAAGGTGTTCAAGTAAAGATTCCATATGAAACTGGCATGGACCCTTATAGTGGTATCATTGACATGTTTGAAAGTGAAGGTATTCTTGTTAAGGATGGTAATCGTTTGATGTATACAAGTCCTGTAACAGGTGAAATTATCAAGGAGTTTAGGAAGAACTTTACGAATGAACAACTTGATATAATTATGAGTGAGTATAGTAAACATACTCCAAAGAGTGAGGAAGTTATAGATGAGTGATACAAGTGAATTGCTTGTCCAATTTTGGCAAACTATTAAGGAATACATTCCACAAAAAGATCGCCAAATGGCAGCAGACCATGTTGTAAATGAACTTGTTGATTTGGGTATCAGTGATAGTGATTTACATGCACTTGCAGTAGATCGTGTAATGGAAAATGCTATCAGTGAACATATTGAAATAGAGGAATCTGACGAAGATTTTGATGAATGACCAGTTGGTATACCAAGGTAAGTCAAAATATATCTGCAATACCAGATTTTATTGCACATTACGAAACTGAATTAAACACAGCAAAACGTGATATCAATATTGGTGGTATTGTTGAAAAAAATATCAGTAACTTACCTGGTATTACTGAACATCGGTTTAACCAATTACAAGAAATTGAAGCAGTCTTAAATTTCTTAAACATACAATTACGTAAAATTCGTCGTAAACATTTCCAAAAGTATTTGGAACATTATGCACGTGCGCTTACAAGTCGTGATGCAGAAAAATATGTTGATGGTGAAGATGAAGTAATTGATTACGAAACAATAATAAATGAAGTTGCACTATTACGTAACCGTTGGCTTGGGATTATGAAAGCACTTGATAGCAAGAATTTTATGCTTGGTCATCTTGTGCGACTTAAAACAGCAGGTATGGAAGATTTTACAATTTCATAAATTTATGTCCGCATATAATCAATAATATATACATCAAAGGAATTATCAATGAATAAAGCACTTATTACAGGTATTGCAGGTCAAGATGGCAGTTATCTTGCAGAAATGTTACTTGACAAAGGTTACGAAGTCCATGGTCTTATTCGTCGCAGTGCAAATTATGACCATCCAAATATTGCAAATATAAAAGACAAAATCAAATTTCATCATGGTGATTTAAGTGATGCAAATAGTATTCGTAACCTTATTGATAATGTGCGTCCAACAGAAATTTATAATCTTGCAGCACAAAGTCACGTTAAAGTAAGTTTTGAAATGCCAGAACTTACAGGTGATATTAATGCTCTTGGACCATTGCGTATTCTTGATAGTATCCGTAGTCTTAAGATGATTGATGATGTTAAGTTCTATCAAGCATCAACCAGTGAAATGTTTGGTATTCAAAAATTCAATCCACAAAAAGAAGATACTCCTTTTTATCCTGGTTCACCATATAGTGCCGCCAAACTCTATGCCTATTGGATTACGATTAATTATCGTGAAAGTTATAAAATTTTTGGTTGCAATGGTTTGTTATTCAACCATGAAAGTCCACGCCGTGGCGAATTGTTTGTAACACGCAAGATTACAAAAGCATTTGCTAATATGGTTTTGGGAAAACAAAAAGTTCTTGAACTTGGTAATATGAATAGTCTACGTGATTGGGGTCATGCTAAAGATTATGTACGTGGTATGTGGATGATGTTACAACACGACACACCTGATGATTATGTTGTAGCCACTGGTATTCAGCATAGTATTCGTGATTTTTGTAATATGACAGCAAATTATTTTAATATTGAACTACAATGGGAAGGCGAAGGTGTTGATGAAGTTGCACGTAATAAGGCAACAGGTCAAGTTATGATCAAGGTTAACCCAGAGTTTTATCGTCCAGTTGATGTTGTAAACATTCAAGGTGATGCCACAAAGGTTCGTGAAGTTCTTGGATGGAAACCAGAGTTTACATTACAAGACCTCGTAAACGATATGTGTGAATATGATTATAGTATTGCAAAGGCACATGGATGACAAAAACTGTTCATGCTCCAATTAGTGTTGGTGAGTTGATTGATAAAATAACTATACTTCAAATTAAAGAACATGAGTTTGATGATGAAATTAAATTATCGCATGTAAGAAATGAAATGCGTGAATTAAACAAACTTGTTGTTGAACTTGGAGTTAACGTGTCAGCAGAAATGGCAGAATTACGTCTTGTAAATGAAATAATATGGATTAACGAAGATGCTGCAAGAAAATTTCCAATTTATGATTGGACCGCAGAACAAACTAAAAAAATTGCTGAAATAGCAATGAAAACATATGCTGCAAATACTCGTCGTGCACAAATTAAAAAACGCATTAATGAAATGTGTGGCAGCACTATTGTAGAAGAAAAAAGTTATACGTAAGGATTTTAAGATGAAGAAGTTATTAGAGTTAGGCGAATACTATGTAAGTGATTTTGTGAAACCAGGCGCAGAAATGCGTGAAACAAAACCTTGGAGTCTTGATCTTTATCTTGACCAAACCATTGGTGCTGTTCGCCTTGATGGTGTTGCACCACTTGATAAAATGTATGGACAATATTGGTATCGTAGTGGAACAAATGCAACAATGACTAAGTTGCTTGGTGATGTTGTTAATGAAATTACATCACGCACTGCTACAAAACAAGGTGATATTTGGCTTGATATTGCATGTAATGATGGAACACTTTTGCGTCAAGTTCCTGATTATATGACAAAGGTAGGCATTGATCCCGCTGATGATAGTTTTATTGCAGAAAGTAGCAAACATGCAAAAGTAGTTCAAGACTTCTTTACACGTGATGCATGGGACCGTCTTGGACTTGGACAAGATGCAAAGGCAAAAGTTATTACTTGCATTGCCATGTTCTATGATCTTGACAATCCACGCCCATTCATTCGTGATGCACATAGTATTCTTGCTGATGATGGTGTATTTGTTTTACAAATGAGTTACACACCACTTATGTTGAAGCAGTTAGCATTTGATAACATTTGCCATGAGCATGTTTATTATTATGACCTTAATAGTATCAAGAAGTTGTTTGAACAAGAAGGATTTATTCTTCGTGATTGTACACTTAATGATGCCAATGGTGGTTCATTCCGTGTTACATTCCAAAAAGCAGATAGTGATGAAAAAACATTTGCAACACGCCAAATCCGTGATGTTTGTAACATGCGTGTTGCCGCTACACTGCAATATGAAACTACTTGGTGGAATATCACTGATGAAGATTTATGGAAAGAATTTGGTGAAAACATTGCAAAGTTGCGATGGGAAGTAATTAATTTCCTTCACCAAGCCAAGGCAGAAGGTAAGAAAGTATATGGGTATGGTGCATCAACTAAGGGCAATACACTACTGCAGTTGTTTGGTATTACACCTGATTTAGTAACTGCTATTGCTGAACGCAGTCCATATAAATTTGGTTTACTCACAGTTGGGAGTAATATTCCAATTTGTAGTGAAGAAGAAATGAGAGCAGCAAAGCCTGATTATCTTCTTGTTTTGCCTTGGCATTTTATTGATGAGTTTGTAAAACGTGAACAAAACTTTATCAATGGTGGTGGTAAATTAGTTGTTCCATGTCCAACATTTCAAGTAATTGGAAAATAATATGAATAATATTATTTTTTACAATCACTGGCATTACGGTGATCTCTTCTCTACACGAGGAGTGGTTGCTGATATTAAACGTCAGTTACCTGAACACAACTTTTATTATGCACATCGAAAAAATCCACGTGCTATCGTGGATTTAGTTGAAACACTTGATAATGTTGATTGTGAACAAATATTATCTACAGTAAATCAGTGGAATAGATTTGCCAGTGATGATGATACTATTCTTATTAATACTTGGGTTGGAAGTTATATGGGTCTTTGGCCAAATACACATCCAAGTTACGTAAGTCATCATCGTATCTATCGTGAAATGTATGGTAACATTCGTCAGAACTTTGGTATTAATTTAGAATTAAGTGAAAATGTATGGGATTATATTCCAGAAATAAATTATGACAGTTACAATAAATCTGCTGTAGATGACAACGAATTATTACAAGGTAATGTTTATCTATTCTGTAATAGTGAAGTTGCAAGTAAACAAAGCAGTATGGATAACATGCAAAAGATAATTGAGTATGTTGCAGACAGTCATAAGAATGATACACTGGTTGCGACAGAAAGATTTGAAACTGATCGCCAAAACATTATTTTTACAAGTGATATATTCACTGATACCTGTGACTTGTGTGATATTTCATATCTATCAAGTAAAGTAAATCTTATTGTTGGTAAAAATAGTGGACCATTTACATATGCTAACACTAAACAAAATCTTTCAGATAAAGACAAAGTCTTTGTTAATTTTAGCCACAAACCAGAAGATGTATTGCCATACGGTCTTGATATTGCTGCAGATTTCCGTTTTAGTGCTACTACATTTGCAAGTCCTGCAGTTCGTATTATTGAACGTGCAATTGATGATATTAAAAACAATAAACAAGTAAGCGGTTATCACATAGAAAAATGACACATAGATTTTTATTCATTAATACACGTGAAGCAAATTGTTCAATTTATGAAAAAGGATTTACATTTTTTAACATAAATGAAAGTAGTGAACATTGGCATATGGATTATGTAGAAGTTGATCACCTTGATCGTGATGCATTGCATAATGGAAAAATATTATTAAAAAATGGTATGCAACCACCACCATATGATGTTTATATTTTTAACTATCATCGTTACACAATGCGTGAGTTAGAAGGAATAGATGCAAATCAATTTTATAAACTACCAGGTGTAAAGTATTGTATGGTTGTTGAAGAAGTTTCAGATGAAACTAATCCAACAGTTGAAAATGTTCCAGATGTATTTAATGGTTATATTATTTTAGATCCTACAAAAAACTTTAAAAATTCACGTTACCATTCATATCCACGTGTAGTTACTAAATTTATAGAAGGAAAACAAATTAATCCTGAAATACCAATTATTGGTTGTTTTGGTTATGTAACAGTTGATAAAGGATTTGATTTAATTGTAAAAGCAGCAAGTGAAGAATTTACAAAATCAATCGTAAGATTAAACTTACCACAAGCAACTTATGCAGATCATAATAAAAATTTATTAAATCAAGTTTTACAACAATGTTATCAAGCGGCACGTGATAATGTTGAATTGCAAATTACACATCATTTTTTTAATGAAAGTGAACTTATTGATTGGTGTTCTCAAAATACAATTAATGCTTTCTTTTACCAACGTAAAATTTTAGGAATAGCGGCTGCACCAGATCAAGCAGTTGCCAGTGGTCGCCCTATCGCTTGCGTAGATAATCCTACTTTCAGACATATTCTTGCATATCAGAAACCTTTTCCACAAATGACTTTGCGTGAAACTATGGAAAATGGTGTTGAAATAGTTAAAAAAATACAAGATAGTTGGAGTCATAAACATTGTGTAGAAAGATTAACGGAAATTATCTTTGACAATGAATAAAACAGCAATAATAATAGGTGCAGGTGGATTCATTGGTAGCCATTTAGCAAAACGATTAAAGCGTGATGGTTATTGGGTACGTGGTGTCGATTTACAATATCCAGAGTTTGAATCAACAGTCTGTGACGAGTTTTATATTGGTGATTGTCGTCGGCAAGGTGTTGTTGACACTATTATTGATCGTAAAGTTGATCGTGTATTTCAACTCGCTTCTGATATGGGAGGTGTTGGTTATATTAATATTGGTGTTAATGATGCTAATATTATGAATAATAATGCAAAGATAAATTTAAATGTAGTTGAAGCAGCACATCGTTGTGGCGTTAATCAAGTATTTTTTAGTAGCAGTGCTTGTGTTTATAATGAACATAACCAAATGGATACACAAAATCCTGACTGTCGTGAACATACTGCTTATCCAGCATTTCCAGATAGCGAATATGGTTGGGAAAAACTATTCAGTGAAAGATTATATCTTGCATATAATCGTCAACATGGTATGCGCAATCGTGTGGCACGTTTTCATAATATCTTTGGTGAATATGGAACATGGCGTGGTGGCAAAGAAAAAGCACCTGCTGCTATTTGCCGTAAATTAGCAGAAGTTGCCGAAGGCGGTGAAATAGAAATATGGGGTGATGGTAAACAAACACGTTCATTCTTACATATTGATGACTGTGTAGAAGGAATAATGCGTCTTATGGATAGTGACTTTGCAGGTCCAGTTAATATTGGTAGTGATCATCTTATAAGCATTAATGATTTAGTATTAATGGTTGCTGGCATTGCAGACAAAACAATTACAATAAAACATATTGATGGTCCGCAAGGTGTTCGTGCACGTAATAGTAACAATGATTTAATCCGTGAAAAATTAAATTGGGCACCTAAACAAGATTTATATCTTGGTATTACGAAAACATACCAATGGATTCAAGAACAAGTAAAGTTATATGGAGAACAAAATTGAATTACGATAAACCAATCTTTAATCAACCTATTATAAACAAAGACAGTTCACAAGCATTTCAAGATCAGTTTGCTCTACGTGCAAATGGTGGAAATAAAACTTATATTGAAGTAGGTGGTGCTCATCCAGATCAAAATAGTAATACATATCAATTAGAAGTTAATCATGGTTGGCGTGGATTTAGTATAGAATTTAATTTAGTTTCTTATAAACATTTGTGGGATAATTGTAAAGAAAGAAGAAATAAAATCTATTGGCAAGATGCTCTTATGATAGATTATGCATCAGCAGTTGCTGAAAATGGTTTACCCAATCATATTGGATATTTAAGTATGGATATTGATCCTGCGCCACAAACATTTGCAGC